GGCTCATGCTCTGCCACCTGCTGGGCACACTGCCGGGCATTCTCCTGGGTGAAGCCCATCAGCCTGGCACACTCATAGGCTGCTTCCCGCCTGCTGTCCCGCTGGGACCATTCTGCAGCAGTGTAGTCATGCACGTCTGGCCTGCGCTCACCCATCAGGCTGCATCCTGTGAAGCTGACAGCTGCGCCAGCTGGGCCATCAGACCTGCTGCGTGGCGTTCCTCGCCTGCCCTGGTGTGCTGCTCTGCCAGCCTGTGGGCCTGCGCTGCCACCTTCTCCACCTCTGCAGCGTGTGGTCGCTGGATGTGGCCACGCTCCATCAGGCTCTCCAGCCAGGCGCACCACTTCTCTGTGGTCACTGGCTGGGGTGCCATCCCTGGCACCAGCTCCTGCAGCCTGTGGCAGTATCTGCCTGGCCTGCCTGGAATCTCCATCAGATAGCTGGGGAAGCCAGCATCTGCGTCCACATTGTGGGGGATGATGGCACTGTTTTCCCTGTGCAGGTCAGCGAACGCCAGAGACATGTCTGGCTTCCAGGCGTATCCACCCGATGGGGTGCGCACCCTGGTCTGGCCCACGTTTGCAATGCCACCCACCCTGTGCAGCTTCTCCAGCCTGGGCAGGACCTTCCCACCTTTCAGGTAGAAGCACCCAGGACGGTGGTACAGATAGAACGCTGGCTCACCACCCTGATAGGTGATGATGTGCTGCTGCAGCCCTGCGTCTTCTGGCGCAAAATAGGAAGGCGCAGCTGGCTGCCCTGGTGGTGGGGCTGATGCCTTAGGCGTCACCGCCTTGCCCTTGATTCTCGCCATGTCTCATTCTCCTGTGCTGGATGTAGCAAAGGCGCACCAGCTCCAGCTGGCTGATGCGCCCCAGACTGTCACGCTATCAGGTCGCGCCACTGGTGATGATGCAGCCATTTTCCAGGCCCTTCGCGGTCCCAAAGAAGACGCGCCCCACCAGCTCACTGTTCCCTGCGCCTGCGTCCCGATTCAAATCCACCAGCATGGGAAGCGCACCAGCACCCACCAGGCTCTGGATGGCCGGGTTGTCGACGGTCGGAGTCGACGTAGCCCACACCACCCCATCAGGTCCCACCAGGGCCCCCAGACGGTCTGCACTGTCTCCCGAAAGTCGAACTTGATTCGATGCAAACCAATCTACTCCGAGGAAAGAGCCCTGGAATGCGCCGCCCGTATAGCGGGCCAGCTGGGCACCAGCATCAGAGAACTGGACGCTGCCACTGCCACTGGTGGCGATGTTGGTGGACAGGTCAGACCACTGGATGGAATGGAGCAAACCCATGATGGGGCCCCTCATGTTGTTGGTGCGGAAGGTCGCCAGAGCTGACAGCACAGTGGCCAGGGTCAGGTCTGTGCCTGTTCCGCCCACGCTGTTCGTGAACGTCGTGGCCGCTGCAAAGCTGTTGCAGAGTGCCATCTGGGCTGCCACTGCCAAGTCCTCACCGATGAGCTGGGCAGCACCCAGACGGTCTGAACCCACAATGCTGGTCACCAGGCTGGACATGTCGCGGCGAAGTGCAAAGCCCCCCACCGTCGCGCTGACTGCCGTGTCTCCGAGCGTGGTCGCGGTGGCTCCACCACCTGCCCCCGTTCCTTCCGTCTCGGAAGTCATCAGGTCTGCACCGTATCCATAGACCTGCTTCTTGGCTGTGGTGCTGTTGCCCCCAGCAATGTCACCGATCATGGACGCAGACACCACTGGGTGCTGCAGGAAGCTGTTTCTGTCTGCCAGAGACAGACTGTATGCAGCGGATACGCTGCCATTTACCAGCAGATTGCTGAGTGTGGTGGTGGTGTCGGCAGCCATTTTGGCGCACTCCATGCACAGGTGTAGGGCTTCAGCGATGCCCTACAACACTGTGACGGGTGTGAACCGGGGGCCAGGGGTCTGGGCTTGTCGCCCTATTACGGGGGCCATGCCGTACCCAGACGCAGGAACTATACCCCCCTGCCTGTCAGCTTGGCAAGCTGGTCACGCAGACTTTCAAACTGTCGGCCCTTGGCTGCCCACATGCGGCGCTCCAGGTCTGCCAGCTGGGCAGGGGTGGCTTCCACTGCTGCCTGGGTGGGCTTCCCTGGTGGTGGTGGCAGCTGGGCAGGTGCTGCCCCTGGGGATGCTTCTGGCGCGCTCGAGACTGCAGCCTGTGGGGCAGAGCTGCGCAGGTATGGCATCAGGGCTGCAGGGGTGGACCCGTTGCTGTGCTGGCCCAGCCAGTCTGCCAGGCTGCCCCTGTCTGCTTCTGGCTGGATGCCATACAGAGCCTGGGCCACAGCCTGTCCTTCTGGGTCGACTATGCCCACAGTCAACATGGCGCGTTGGTCTTCCCACCCTGCCCGCTCCTTCTGCCAGGCAGCCTGCTGCTGTTCCCAGCTGGCTGTGGCTTCTGCATGGGTGGCCAGCTGCGCCTGCAGCTGCTCCACCTGTCCAGCCAGGTCCCTGCCCTTCAGCTCGTTGATAACTGCATCAGCTGCCCGCAGGTCAGCAGTCAGTGCCTGGATGCGGGCAGATGGGTCCCTGCTGGTGCCAGGGGTGGCAGGGGTGGAGTCTGCTTCTGCTGGAGCTCCAGCTGGCTGGGGTGCCATGTCTTCTCCATTCATGTCTCATTCTCCTGTGCTGGGGTGAAGCCCTGACCCACTGGGCCCAGGATGGCATCAGCCACATCCCTGGGCATAGCAAAGAACGCAGAAAGCATTTCCAGGGCTGATGCCCTGGGCAGTCTGCCAGCTACTGTGCTTTCCACGATGGCCTGGGCTGAGGATATCTGGCCACCATCCAGGGCCAGCTCTGATACTTCTTTGCTGTCGATATCGTCAGACGGTCCAGCTGTGGCAGGGGCTGCTTCTGTTCCTGCACCTGGAAGGGGTGGCTGGCTGAACGGGTCCAGCATCAGCCTGGCCTGGTCCATGCTGATGAGGTTTGCGTCCATCATCTTTGTGGCCAGGTCTACCTCCTCTGCTGAAGGAGACAGGATGCGGTATCGGATGCGGTAGCCATCCAGGGGCAGCACCTCACTGCCCAGCCTGGTATCCACTGCCATAGCTATGCCTCTGGCCAGGTAGGTGTCTGACGGCTCACACAATGGGGCCAGGTTGGTCTGTTGGGTTCGCTGGTTTTGCCGGGTTATCTCTAGACTATAAGCCGAACGGGTCTCGCCACTGGCTCTGAACACATCAGAGCCAGATGCGCCGATGGCCAGGGCTGACCTTCTCTGTTGACGCTCGACTGCTTCAGCCATGATTCTGGGGTCAGCTCCAGCCTGCCACTGGCCCACCATGGGCTGCCCGGTGTCGCCTGTCTGTTCCAGCAGCAGCACAGTGGCAGGGTCTGCGGTCACAGACTGCCTGGGCTCCCCAGACAGAGACTCCACCCCCACACCTGCTGGCTGCACGTTGACGCAATAACGTTGCGGCCAAGCAGCTTCGAACAGCGCATGGCTACGGAACGATTCCGCAACAGACAGCCCCAGGGTCAAGTCCACCAGCTCACTGTTCACATAGGGGCTGAAGGGCTGCTCATTTGGGGTGGTGTGCCACAGCACCCAGGGGCACTGGCCCTGGCCATGGGGTGCGCGTGTTCCTGCCAGCTCCACCCCATCGGCATCTTCCAGCCATCGCTCATCATCATCCCATACGCGCCAGACGCTCTGGCCCCGATAGTCCACAGTCTCATAAACTTTGCGGGGCTGGCTGGGGTTCTCTCGCCTGCCCCTGGCCATCAGGTCTGCCACGCTTCTGGTGTAGAGGCGCAGCATGGGGGTGCCATCTTCAGTCAGGGTGACTTCATACCTGACTGCTGCATCATTCAGGGCAATGGCTGCCTGCAGCACCCCAGTCATCAGGCTGCCCCATCGGGCCTGGAGCAGCAGAGCATTCATGACCATGCCAGGGCCACCGTCTGCTGTGTCTGCTGGATGCTCAAAATATGGGGGGCGCAGGTACAGGGTGGCATTCCTGACCGCTGCCTGGCGCAGCAGGGGCGTGCCAATGTCACAGATGTTCTCTGAACCCCAGGCCCTGGTGCGGTCCAGCCCTACCGTCTCAATCATGCGCTGGTACGCATCGGCGCGCCAGGTCCCATTCATGATGCGTTGACGCAGGGCACTATGGGCCATGCGCTTGGCTTCTGCTGCTTTCCTCGGCTCTGGCATCAGCTCACCTTCCCACCACCAGACTAACAGCTGCAGGTCTGCGTCTCTCGAATGTCCAACGGTCCAGCGCATAGAACAGGGCATCCAGCTGGTCTTTGTGGACGCTTCTGGGTGTCCCGTCCCAGTTGTCCAGGGCTTCCAGCGTGCGGGGGCAGCGGTCACTGACTGTGAGCTGTCCCTTAGCTGTGAGCCAGTGAACGTAACGAGCTCGTCTCAATGCTGACCCAGCCCCCCTGTCTGTGCCTCTCTTGGCTGTCCGCAGCATGGGCTTCAGCATCCCTCGCCTGCCCAGCTGTCTGTTGATGTGAGCGGCTATCATCGCGTTAGACTTCCCACCTGCCCTGCCCCGCATCAGGGCCCTATCTCCACAGGCATCATCCAGGTCTGTCCACTGCCAGCCCCTGGCGCGCAACATGGACAGGATGCCCCTGGCATCATCAGCGGGCACGTTCTTCCCTGTGGGGTCACCTGTCTCCTCCAACACATACACGTGGGGCAGTTCATTGGGGCCATGGTCCACACAACCCACCAGGATGCTGGCCTGCTTCCCTGGCTGGCTGCCATGGTCAATGCCTATGGACACCCATAGGTCTGTCTCTGCTGGTGGCTCCCCCACCTGCTGGGCCCAGTGGCTGAAGAAGCGGTCCACCGCTCTGATGTCCCACCCACCATGAAGGATGATGTCACGCTCATGTGCGGGTATCTTCAGGGCCCGCTCATCTATCCATTCCTGCCCCATGGGCCTGCCCATCCCATCACGCAGCGGACTCCTGCCACCCACCGGTATCAGCTCCTTGGGTGTCAGTGGTCTGTGAATGTCGACCCATGGCGAGTTTGGCGCGTCTATTATCTCCCGCAGATAATCCACTGGAGCGTTCACTGGGGTCATCAGAATGGACAGCCAGCCCCTGCGCTCTACCCGGCTCATCAGCTCCGTATAGACGCGTGCAGACTTGGGTGGCTCATCCACCACAATGCCCCCCACAGTCGCGCTGGCCAGGGTCAGACCACCCTGGTTCACCGTCTTCACCCGGATGATGGAATAGCCACCCCTGGCATGTCTGACCCTGACAGCTGGGTGCTGCCCGATGAAGCCCTTTCGTATATCGAACTGCGTTTCTGGATGCAGCTGGTCCTTGGGCAGAACGTCCCACAGCTTCTGCTGGATGCTGATGGACTGTGACCAGCTGGCACACACCAGCCAGTATTCATCTGGCCCATCCTTCCCATCTGGCCTGTGGGGGTGGATTCCCATGGCGTGAAGCGCTAAATCAGCCACCCCCACTGTTGTCTTCCCCACTGTCTGGTTCCCTGTCCGCAGCAGGCGATACCTGGACCTGGAGCGCAGGTAGTCATCCTGAAGGGGCAGCCAGTCATAAAGCTGTACCGGCCTGACCCTGCAGGATGCACCCAGGGCCATCAGCCCTGTGCCCATCACCCTGTGGACCTGGCCAGGTCATCATCCAGTCTGCGCTGGAGCCAGCGTCTGGTGGGCAGGTCCAGAGACGCATAGGCCGTTTCCAGGTCCACCACACCATCATCCACTTCTCCAGTGGCACGGAGCTCCTGCTGGTGCAGGTCAGACGCTGCAGCGAAGGACCTGTCAGCAGCTGCACTGGCCCGCAGGCACTTCATCACGGTGGCAGAATCTTCAGCCTGCAGGCTGGCCAGGGCCAGACAGACGCCCCTGCGTATCTTGGTCAGCTCTGCTTCAGCCCGAACCGCACCCACCTGCGCATTGGAGTTGTTGGTGGACGCATATATGGCGCGCGCTTTTCCAATGAGCACATCCAGCCTGCGCACTTCTGCACGCAGCAGTGGCTCTGGTGTGTATTTTCTGGGGGCCATGTCTTCTCCTGCTGCCCCATTCTAGCTGTGAAGGGGGGCTGTTTGGTTGCTCCGAGCGAGAAAACAGAGGTTACGCCTTAGT